TACGTTTGACCGGCGTTTCTTCCGGTTTTGGCTCTTCTTTTTCCGTCTTTTCGACGTATTCCGCCGCGTTGCAGTCGCTCACCAAATGTGCCGCGAATTCTTCCGATGTACGGAGAATCGTTCCGTCGGACAACGTGCCGTATTGGCTGGTAATCACCAGCCCTTTAATCTTGACCGTGGTCATGGATTAGGCCGGGGTCAGGTCGCCGTAACGAATCGCGGCGGGCTTTTCAACGGTCAGCGCGCAACGGGTTTCAGCGCGAACGGTGATGAGGTTCAATTGGAAGTTGTTTTCATCACTGTCCGACATATCAACCGTCAAACCTTCGCGGTTGTGCAGCGTCGCAGCTTGTGCGAGCGAACCAACCAAAACGTTGTCTGCTGGCATTGCGTTTGAGGCGACAACTGGCAGGCCATACAACGAAGGCGCTACAGACTCGCCGGGGTCGCCCAACAGATAGCGACCTTGCGTGTCTTTTGCGAGCCGCATAGTCCACCAATCAGCGGTGTTGAGGATCACAGCGTCAGCCGGGTAATCTGCAAGCGCGCAATCGCCAATCATCTTGCCGATAAGGTCAAAACGATTGGTAGGTGACAAACCGAGCGCTGTCAACGATGCGGACGTGTAGCCATGCGCGGTGAAGTTGCCGGTGTTGGTGAAGCCGCTCAAGTTTGGCGCGGTGCCGTTACCAGATACAAGCTGGTTTTCTTTACGGAGTCGGACGCCGTAAGCCATGCGCAGATTGATAAAAGCAGCGAGATACGCATTGTCAGATGCAAGTTGTTTGGTGATCTTGATCCAGTGCGCAATCGTGCTAACCGGCATGGTTGCCGTCGCGAAAGTGATCGAAGATTGCGGCTTTGCAGCGCCTTCTGTCGTTTCCGCCGCCGCGTTGGTGAACACGTTTTCACGCACCCAGTCAATCGCATTAGCACTCGTGGGCATGCTGGTAAGCAAATCTTCAATAGTGAACACACGGAAGGCGTTGGTCACTAGACCGGGGCGGCGTTCACTGTACGTGTTACCGATGGTATTGGTAACGGTGTTTTTCAGTTCGAGACTGAATCGACCTTTTGCGCCACTCTTAACGAACGATTCATAACCGGCGCTCTTTACGAGTTGTGCGCCGTAGCTTTCATCATTCGGCGTGTCACGTTCTGCGCTGGATTTTTGTTCCAACTGTAAAAGACGGTCAGCGAGAGTGCGTTGCTCGATGCCGATATTTTCAATAGCCGTCTTGGTGTCTGCCGACACTTTGCCAAGCGCTTTGATTTCCTCGTTTGCGGTTTTGGTGATCGCTTCGAGTTTGCTGTCTACGGCGTCAAGCGCCTTCATGATTTGTTCTGACATTTTTCTTTCCTTAGAAATGAAAAAACCCGCCGTAGCGGGTCTGGTTTTGCGGAATGCGCGCTTTTAGGCGGCAAGTCGTTGGATTCTCTCCAACAGCTGCGCCTCGTACTTCATGGCCTCGTCCTTTTTTGCATCCCGCAAATCAGGTAGTGATTTCACGCGGGCGACAAGCGCTTGCGCCGCCCCTTTGCTAAAGCCGCCTGCATCCCGCAAGAAGCGTTCAAATTCACGGACGGAATCAATACCGTCCAAGGCTTCCGTCCAATCCTCTGCCTTCACACTTGAAATGCGCGCCGATTCGTCGGCAGGCTGCACTACAACAGAGACTTCAATCAGCTTTGACCATTTGCGAATTACGCGCCCGTTTTCGGTCTCGTCGTAATCGCCTTTTTTGACGTAGCCACCAACAGACAGCCCGTCAATCGTGCCGTGTTTCATTGAAGCCGCAACGTCAGCAGCAACAGACATTCCCGGCGTTAGCTCGCCTTCAACGAACAAGCCGTGGTCATCTTCGGTAGCTTTGGTGAACTTACCAATAGGCAACAATCCAGAGCCAGAATTCGCGCCACTCGCCCATGAGTGTTCTAAATACATTCGCGGCTTGCCGTTGTTTCGCAACGTCGATTCAAACGCGCCCTTAACGATGGTGTCCCCGTAGGAATCCACACCGCCAAAAACAGAGGCGTAACCGGAAAATTTCCCGGTGTCGCCATCCATTTTCAGGTCTACGTCATTGAGCGAAAGGCGCTTGTGTAGCAACATTTCCAGTTCCTTGCCCCAATTTTGGGAGCGGTATTAAATTCGTTTGCGCAGTTAAATCGTTTGCGCCTTCCATTGGGGGGTCGTTTTCCAGTTGACGGCATTCGTTGCGCGTTTTAAGGCCGTTCTGTACGGCTTTAGCGTAGATTTCCATACGGTCGGACAGGCTGCCACGCAGCAGAGCATCCATCGAAAACTCAACGCTCATCGTTGCGCGTTGACGTGGCGTCATTACGCGTTTTCTAACGGCTTGCTCAATGTTTACGCACATCGGGCGAATGGATAACTTGTGCCATCCGTCAACGATTTGATAAATGCCGGAACCCCATGTAGTTACGTTTGCATGGTGAATCAGCACCGGCGGGACATCAATCCAACGGCAAATTTCTTCGACGCCGTATTGCCGTGTTGCTAACAGTTCTTGATCTTCCGGCGAAAGACTCAATTGCTGGTATTTCATATTTGCTTCGAGCACATAGAGCCGCGAAGTGTTTCCGCTTGCCATGCCCGCGAAACTTGTCTGAATCGCTTCGCGCTGCTGTTTATTCAGCACGCTATCAACCATCAATATGCCAGTTGGCTTTCCCGCGCTTCCGAAAATCTTTGCGGCCTGCGCTTGCGCCTTTGCTTGCTCGTCGGTCGTTGACCGCATGAATTCGAGCTTTGCCAGTCCAACCGTGCCGTTACCTAAATTCTTGAGATGCAGCACGTTTTCTTGCGCCAATACAGCCACATCGCTACCGATGCTGTACTGATAGACCATCGCGCCGTCATCTAGAACATTTGGCTGCACCTGATCGGCTGGCATGGGCCACAATGCAAGCGCTTCACCGTCGCTTGCGCGGTCAATACGCGCATATGCGTTGCCGCGCAAATCGTGGTTTAGCATCATTGCGCGCCAAAATTCAAGCGGCGTCATGCGGCTATTCGGGCTTTCGTGCAGTAGCGAGTAAAGCCGAGACTCGCGCGCTAGCGTCTTTTGACCGTTGCGCGTTTCGTAAGCAAAAAATGGGAGACTGGCAATTGTCATTGCGCGGCGCTCGATACACGCCCAAATTGCCGCGATTTGCAGCGCAGCATCCGTGTTTATAAGCGCTGCGTCAGGGTCAAGCACGGCGCTAGGTGCGGTGTTTTGCGGCCCCGAATGTTCGGCCATAGCCCCTCCCCGCCCCCAAAACGAGCGAAATGATTGGAGCCAACTTGCCATTCGTTATCCTGAGATTGGGTTATTCAAAAAATCGTCTATGTTCATTTGTGTGTCGGCAGGCATAACGCCCACAGCCATAGCCAGCGCCACCATGCCGTCAATACGACCGCGCGCCTTGCCTTTGTCGAACTTACGCGCGCCGGAATCGCCAACTACTACGGCATTCGCGGCGCACATCGTTAAAACAGGGTGATTCCCGTGCTTTAACGACACGTTCAACAGTTTTGTTTCAAGTTCCCGTAGCGCAGGGGTCATTGATAGAGTCCCCTGCCCATACGGTTCAAATTTCTCTAGCTCGTCATCGCTGAATCCGGCCTTCACCAGCCACGGTTTCAGGTGGTTAAACAGCGCTCTATCGAACGCGATCTTGACAACATCGTGCGCATCAAACAGTCCGCGCATGAATTCGGCGATGAATTCGTACTCAATAGCCTTGCCGGGTGTCGTCAGCAGCTTGCCGTCACGCTCCCAAACGTCGTAAGGCACCCTGTCTTTACGCGACTTTTCAATCAGCCCTTCATGCGGCAGCCAGAAAGTCGGGTGCACGTCGCCGCCCTCAGTAACCAACACCAACGCGGTTAAGTCGGCAACGCTTGAGAGGTCAAGGCCTCCCCAAACCTTTTGACGCTCAATCGGAAATGGTGGTTCGCCGTTGGCTTTCCACACATTCCGCGATATGAACGGACTCGCCATGTCTACGCGCTGATTCAAAATCAGGTTGCGGAACTCGTTCTCTTCCGCTGGCAACTGCATTGCCTTTTTGCACTGCTTTTCTACGTCATCCAGCGACCGGAAAACGCCGAGCGCGGGGTTAGCTGCCGCCCATGCCTTCGGGTCGTCCAGCGCGCAATCTTCCGGCGCGGCGTACACATGGCACACAACACGCGGATCGGGCGCGGCCTTCTGTGCATCTAGCCACGTAGAAAACATGTCTGCGTCTGTCGGTGCCTGCGTGCTGATCGCAATCAGTAACGGGTTTTTGTATGCACCCTGCGCGGAAGTGATTGCCGTGACGAATTTGTCTGTCGGGCCTTCAACCTGTCCAACCTCGTCAAGAATGGCGAGTATTGGAGAAAGGCCGTGCGCCGTCTTTCCCTCAGCCGCTAACGCGCGATAGAGCACGTTACGCGCGAGGCCAATCAACCGCTTTCCGCTTGGCTGAATCCGCACCAGCTTGGAAAGCGTAGGACTCAAGTCCACCATTTTCCGAGCGAGTTCAAATATGACCGCAGCCTGCTCCTTACTACGTGCGCCGCTTACGATCTGCGAGTTCAGCACCGCTTCGGGACCAACTAGGTGAGCCAACAACAACGCTGCAATCAGCGCCGTCTTACCGTTTTTCCGAGCAATTGACAGGTACGCCGAATGTGTGCCATAAGGGTTATCGTAAATGTCGAGAATAAACTTCCGCTGGAATGGTTCCAGCTTCATCGGCTTACCGATGTGCTCGCCTTCCGGGGTAGGTACAAACCGCTCTACAAACGCGCAAACCCTTTCACCGCGCGTTAGCTTTTTCACAGGCAATAAAAAACCCGCCGAAGCGGG